ATGTTTTCAGAATTATTCAGAGTTTTTCAAAATAAGTGTCGCAAAAGTGTCGCAAAAAATATTATGGTAAATTACTATAAGAGGGAAAATAAAAACGGTACCTGCTATCAGGCTACCATTAGAATTAAAGGTTACAAAACTTTACGAAAAACCTTTAAGAAAAAATCGGATGCACAAATATGGGCAGAACCGATTGAGGTTCTCATGAAAGAGGGTAAATATGTTGAGATAAATCCGTTGCCTGATGCCAATATTCAAAAAGTAAATATCGAATATGTTTCTGAATTGATAAACTATTTCAGAGATAATGTTGCACCAACTCGCTATGCTGATGCTCATAAATATAACTGCATGTTTGACTGGTGGATTGATAAAATCGGAAATCTGAAAGTCGTTAATCTCACCGCATCAGACTTATCAGCTTGTAAACAAATTCTCTTAACCGAAAAAATAGAAAATAATCAATCTCGCAAACCTAATACAATCAATAAATATCTCATGTGTATCTCAGCTGTTCTCACGTTTGCGAGAGATGAACTTGAACTCATTGAATATAATCCGATGTCAAAAGTAAAAACAGTTCCTAAACCTGACGGCAGAAAAAGATATTTGTCTGTTGAAGAACTTGCAATCTATCTTGATGCTTGCAAAAAACATTCCCTGATGATTTATGTTTTTGTTTTAATTGCCCTGGGTACAGGCGGCAGATATTCTGAGGTGCAGCATCTTAAAGTTGAAAATGTTGACTACCAAAATGAAAGAGTATATTACATAGATACAAAAAATAAAACAAGCAGAGGAGTTCATGTTGAGCCGGAAACACTTGAACTCTTAAAACAACTTTGCATCGAGAACAATATTCAATCAGGTTATATTTTTAAAGGTAAACGAGGTAACTCGCTCGCCTTTATTAGAGGAGTATTATATCAAATTATCAAAGATGTCGGACTTGATGATTTTACCGTGCATGATATGCGGCATACTTTTGCATCATACTCTGCAATGAATGGTGCAACTCTTCTTGATATTGCAGAATTACTCGGGCAAAAATCCCTGTCCGTTACTCGCAGATATTCTCACCTGACTCAAAAACATACAGACTCTATTGTGAAAAAAGTCGTTAAAAAAATTATTCCTGAAGTTTAATCAAATGTCGTCATGATTGTATTTGTTTGAGGTGCAACTTGTGCAATCACCTTAACAATATACTGAGTTTTATGTTCTTTAATGCAAGCATCTTGTGCAATATAAGTCGCATTCTCTAAATTATCAAAATCTTTGCATATACCTAATTTATCAATACTTATAACTTTATATTTAATTTCTGACATTATTTGTTCTCCTTCGCTATTGTCAAATTAGGGTTAAACCAATGCTCTAAAATGTTTTTAGTATCTCTTTTATCTGGAACCGATACTCTTACCCCATTGATAATAAGACAATCATAGGTGTCAAATTCTTGTATTTCTAAAGTGCATATATTATCTAAATCGATATATTTTTCAGTATTAAAAATTTGAATTATTCTGCTCATTATTCCACCTCACTTATCTTTTGTAGGATTTTAGACATTCTTTGTTCTAAATCATGCACTATTCTCGCATAATCATACTCTATTTCTAAGCATGTTTTTGGTTGGTCAAAATTTATATAAGGTACTTTTTGCCTTGCAATCTCTTCTATTTCTTGCAGCATCTTTTGTCGTGTTAATAATGCTCGTATTAGTTTCTTGTTTTTCTCTTTAAAATCTTGCAACTTTGCACTATACAACTCACAACAAGCATCAAGCATCTCATATTCGTGTTTCCATTGTTCAACCTCTTTTGCGAGTCGCTCATTTTCTTGCTGCAAGTTGCTTATTTGTTCTATACTAAGACTCATTTGTCCTCGCTTTCTATAAGTTTTATGATTTCAGTCAGTTCGTACGGTACAACTTGACCACATCTATTTATCATGTGATTTACAAAATATTTGATTTTTTTAATCACATTAGCAGAATACCAAACCTGCTCATTGCCGTAACAATCTTGTTTAATCCATTTCATTTGCGACCTCTTTTGTTAAGTTGATTATTTGTAAAATTTTTTTTATAATTGCTACATCACATCTTGTGATATTTGGTATTGCATTTTTTAAATTTTGCATAAGTAATGGTTTATCTTCAATTTCCCCTATTTGCATTATCAAGTAATTTATTAGAGAGTTTTTATTATCTTGTTTTTCTTTGCATCTTTTACTTTCTATACAATTATTACATCCAAAATTTTTGCAATATTTTTCAATTTCATCAAGAGCGGATTTGTATTTTATTGCAAATTCATTTTGTTCATGCAAAACCTCTGCAAGTGTTTTGCCGACTTGTTTCAATATTTCATTTTCCTCTTTCAGCCTTACGTTTTTTTGCTGTAAGTTTTTGATGGATTTTAAAAATGTTGATTTTCCAGGTTTCATTCCACCGCTGATAATAAATTGGTGAAAATCTTCAAAGTGCATTCCACTCATCACATACCGCCTTTGTTTTTGTAGGCATTGTATTTCAGAATAAATATCAGAAATACAAATGCTATTATGCTAATCAAAATCATAATTCTCCTCTTTCTCGCAATTCTTTCCACTTGAAATAATCTGCCTCTTTGATAAGGATGCGATTGCCTCTTCTTGTTATTGCCATATCAAAACCATTCTCATCTTTGCGAAATACCAACATCCTCAATGCAGGTACACTCGGGTCAGGATGATAATCATTCCATCTCGTTAATGGTATTTCTCTATTTTGCTCAGGTTCTGAGGTTAAAAGTTTTTGCAAACCTAATATCTCAAGCAGCATAATTTCAAACTCAACACCGAATTTCTTTTTGCCTGCCTTGATTTTTTCCGATATTACATTTTCGATTGTCAATTTATCTGCTTGCATTTTGTTTCAACACTCCTGATATATCAACTCGCTGCTCAATGAAATGCTCATAATCTCTCAGATGCTTGACAATATCTCGCTCATCATCTGAGGATAATCTTGCCTTGTAACTGCCTGACCTGTCCTGCATCCTGTTTAATTTTCTAATCAAAAAATCTAATCTTTGAGTCATCGTTAATTCTCCTATATTTACTAATCGCCAAATTTTGCACCATAACCATACAAACCAAAATCATCGCTTGAGGTTTTCTCTATCTCAATATTTTCAGAGTTTAGGTTTTTAATGATTTGCTTAATTATTTTTAATGCTCGCTCTAAGCTGTCAACATAGAGATTATCAATTATGCCGTTAGGTTTATAGACATCAATCTTCTCAATTTCTGATATTGCATACTGCATTTTTTTATATCGCTCATACTCGTTCTCAGAAATTTCATACATGATTGCCTCGTCATCCTTAACCCATTTTGGTTTAACGACCACACTGTTATAAAACGTATTGTCAAATTTCAAAAGACTTATCTGATACCGTAGATGCTCTTTTTCAAGTTCAGTCTTGCCAATGTATTGCAGTGCCTCATTGTATGTTTTATTTGCCTCGCATAAGAGTTTGCAATGGTCTGAAATATCACAATATTTATTTTGCTGCATAAGTATCTCCTATCAGTTCAAATTCAATATCAAATACATCATGATTGATTTTTAAATCAGTATTTTTGCCGTTAACTTTTTTGACGGATAAAATCTTTCCATATAAAACTTTGTTTTTGTCGGTTGATTTTACTGTCTGACCTTGACGAAATCTCACAATAGAATATCGCTGCCATTTGTTATCACCTAACCTGCTTTGCCAAATAGCAGAGTTTCTATATTCGTGAGTCTTTGTTCCTTGCTTGATGCAATTAAACCAGTATTTTTTTATCGGTAAATCAAGGATGCCATCTTTAATGCTCATCGTTATTTCTCCTCTCCATATCAAGATAAACATCACCTACATAATGCCTGAGTGTTGCATCTTTTTCCCCAACAAGGTCTGCAAGTAATCTTGTTACCGCACCCAAATCTTGCAACAAATAATTAATGTTCTTATCACTCGCATTATTTAAACCATTTGCAATATAGTACATCCATTTTGCATAACTATATTCATAAACCCGATAAGCTTTGAAATGAAAATCAATTACATCCTCATGAGGTAATTTCATTACAAAACCAAAAGCCAAAAATCCTATCACTACACCTAAGCTAAAAAACAATGCTATCATTTTTCTCCTTTCTCAGTTACTTATATTCAAACTATCCTGCGTTGTTTTCAGAGAGTTTATAAATTTTACATATATTCTCTCTAAGTCTGCCATGCTGCATTCATCTGCTATTGCACATATTAAGTTCTGAATTGCAGCAGGTTTTTTAAAATCTCATTTTGTATGTTTGTCGCATACACTGCTCTCGGATTTATTTGAGTCATCATGTATCTACCTCAAATAAATTCTGCTGATTTTTGTTCTTGAAATCAGAAAAAATAATTTGTTCCGGAAGAAAATCACAGCAGAAATAATCGCTCATAAAATTTATCATCTTGTCCTGAGGTTGATTTTTGAAATCCATCCTTTTGTCAAACAAAAGTAATTGCAATTTTCTGCCTGCCGCCCTGAATATTTTTACAGGTGCAGCATCATTCAACCATAGAATATTCATCAATAATGCAAATGGTTTTTTAAAACTTAATGCCCTTTTAAAAATCTCAGTTTTTCCAGTGAAAGGTGGATTGCTAATCAATACATCCCACTGCTCAGGTTCATATAAAAAGAAATCCTGACCATAATCAATGTGAGAATATACAACCTGAAAACCGTTCTCTTGAAATACTTTGACAAACTCTGAGTCCGACTTATCAAAAGGACACCAAATGATTTTATTTCTGAATGGTTCAAGATATTTCAAAAGCGGTTCAACAGCATATCTTTTTGTATAGCATTCATCATTTTTGCCTTTAGAATTATGCACATATTCGTATACTCTTGTCGTTTCTAATATTAAATTGTTATTGTTGTCGGTTTGCATTTTCTAATTCTTTTATCCTTTTTCTGAGTCGCTTGTTCTGATTAAGTAATACCTTTGCTCTTTTACGGAGTTCTGAAAAACTGCTGCAACACTTGTCAATTTTTCTTGTCAGTTCTACCCAACTTGTGATGATTTCAATAACCTCTTTGTCAGTCATTTTGTTACCCCACAATAGTCAGTGAGTATTGCGTAACCTAATGAGTCATATATATCTTGCGGTCGGGTATTCCTGCCGTTACAGTATTTTTGCAGTTCTCGATTTTGTCTGATTAGTTGTGCATTCTGCTGCATCAGAAAATCAAATTCAAATTTCGGGATTGTAATTTTTTTAATTCGTCTTTTAAATTTTTCGTACATAGTTCATTCCTCATCAGTATAAGTTTCACTTATAGACAGGCGGTGGAGGACAACAAGACCGCCTGTTTCGGAATTGTAATTAAATAATACTTGTTCCCTCAACTCCTCTTGCAATTCTTTCAGATGTCCTCTTATTGAGCCACATCATTGCCTCTTCCAATTTTCTAATAGCGATTGCATTTTCACGACAACTGAAATCACCCTCTTGAAAACTTTGCAATCTATCAATAACAATTGCAATTAAATCCTCGTTATGGCAGCCGTTTATTCCAAATTCTCTAATCGGTCCATCTTGGAATTTTACTCTTGCGAAAATACTGTCATCCGAAACAGCCGCACCCACAGGCACCGTTTGTATAACATCGTACACATGATTAGCACCGCCTTGACCTTTATCATCAAGAGCAAAAATTTCAGTAAATTTTGTTGTGCCAATTTCAACTTTTCTCATTTGTTTCTCCTTTCAATTTATTCTTCGTTATCATCTTCCTGTTGTTCTTTGAGTTCAGTTTGTTTTTCTTGGAGTTTATCCAAAAACTCTGCTAATTCAGAACTGTCAAAGATATTCCCGACAAATGCAGTGTTTTCCAAAATAACTCTGTTTTTGGGATATTGCAGCAACAACTCTTCATCAAATGCCGTACCTGTTATTGCGTAATTTGTTGGATGCTCTTCACTCTCTATAATTAAAAGATAATCTCTTTTGGGAGTTTCAAAAACATCTCCAGTGTAGAGTTCTTTATCATTAAATTTGATACCTGTTGCACACTTTTGGATATTTTCTTCCTGAAATAAACTCAACTGACATCTTGTCAATTCAATTCTCAATTCTGCAATACGGTATTCAATGCGTTCTGCACGGTTCTTTTGCTCATTCAAATAATTTTGAAAATTATTGATAATCTCTAAATATTTGATAGAGTCCTTACTTTCTTTATAGTTTTTTGTTTTTATCCTTGCACAGCATTTTTCAGTCAACTCATTGTATGCAAGTTCCAAACCCTCATGCTCTGAAATTTCAGCAATTTTTTTTACGAGCGGTAATTCTGCCGTTAATTTATTAATTTCGTTTACTACATCCGCCTTGTTCATCGACATTTTTTTCACCTTTCTCCAATTCTATTGGTTTAAATGTTTCATACTCTTTACCTGTTGTCAGGATTTTATATTTGTATCCTTTATCCATCGTCTTTAATAATCCGTCTGCTCGCCATCCGCATTTCTGACAGGTGTATTTGCTTGGGTTCATATATCCGCAATTTGAACAGATATAAAATCGACTCGGATATTTTTTGTAAAACTCTCTTATATTTTTGAATGTTTCCTCAATCATTCTCGGATTTCCTTGCGTTCATTTCATCAATGAGTATCTCGTGCAAAAAATAAAGTTTATCATCTGAGAGAGTTTCAACAAATGCTCTCAATGTTTTCTCATCCTGTTCGTTCATTTTCCACCTCTTCTGCAAACTCTCTTTTTTTCGGGTCGTAAAGTAATTTGTAAACAAGGAACACTCCGTTCTCAATTCTGCCTGTTAATATAACCGCATCTCCGACAATAAAAGGTGTGCGACTCTGCGACCACTGCCAATATATGCACCGCCTCGGTGTGCCTGATGAACTCTCGCAATCAAAAACCGATTTGCATTTTCCATCAGGATAATTGATGACATCTAATGTTAAGACCTTGGTTGATACCGATATGATTTTGTATTTAGGTTCTTTCGGTACAAATTTTTTTCTTGCCATCGTTAAGCCACCTCACTCTCATAAATGTCATCAAAACAACTCAAGTCCTCATCAGTCAAAAGAAAATCATCAGGCAGGTTGGGGTATTGCCCTGCCTGATTGTTTGAATTATTCAAAAATAGATGGGGATAGGTTCTCTCAATTTTTGAGTTTATATCGTATAAAATTAAATCAGGGTGAATACCATAAACACTCTCAAACTCTTCCTTTGTCAATTTATGAATAGGATTTTCAAGATGATGGTGCATAATTCTTCGTAATAATATCAAAGCATTTTCACCAACAATCTCTCTCACATTTTTTGTGTTTAATTCCCAATCAGTATATGGCACAACATGATGCAATTCACATTCATAGTGATTATAGTCATCAAGAGATTGTATCCAGGTTGCAGGCAATATTTGTCTTTTTTCTGCATCATAATAAAAGATGCGACCTTGATATTTTTTTATTTCTTTTGCCATATCTTTTTTAAGCATTTTGACCAATCCTCTCTATTTTTAATTTGCGTAGTTCTTTTTTTGATAATTCAAACTTATCGATCAATCCTACATATTCAGGTTCGACAACAAATTGTTTTCTTGACTCGTCATATTTTGAGTGAGTCAAAACTAATTCTTTTGCATCTTCTATTGAATTGACAGTTTCAATATCAAAATCACCTAAACCTCTCGGCTGCTTATTTTCTAATTCTTTTTTTGCGAGCCATTGTTTATGTGCTTGCCAATTCTTCAACTCTCCAAAACCGCCATTAAGCATTTTGGTTAAATTATTGCTCTGCAATAACCAATTTATTGAACCGATAAAATCAGGATTATTATCAAATTTTAATTTTTGAGTGGTGTATAAAACATCACATAACCTGTCTTTTAAGTTTGGGAATTTGTCAGTATATTTCAGAAATATTTTGCCCTCTTCATCCGTCAAACAAGGCTCTTGACCAAAAACCTCAATGTATGCAGACTTTAATGCAGAGAGAGTCCATTTTGCTTGTGCTGCTGCGGATGCTTTTTTTGATTTTTCAGTTTGCTTGTTGATGTTGCGGAGTATTCTATCAGAAATATATTCTCCATCCTCTATTCTGAAAAGTTCAAAATCATTGAGTATGTGAGCAACTTTTTCAGCATAATCTTTTCCGGCAATCAATCTCTCTTCACCGACTCTCAATTTGTTGCGGTGCATAAATTCAACCACCGCCCAAAATAAACCGTAACCCTCATAACCCATCTCATCAAGCAGTAAAATAATATCCCTGTCCTGACGTGATGCAATATCATGAGAAAAATATGGCTCAATTATTTCTGACACTTTTGCCATTAGCCTGCAATTCTCCTCTTGTTTTGGTTGTAATATTTTTCAAGTTGGTTGTTTCTTTCTAATCTTTCAACCTCATTGATTGCCTCACATAAAGGGAACAAACCAACCTCACCAGTCGTGAGTTGATAGTCTGCAAATTTAAGAGTCAAGTATTTGATAACCTGTTCTCTTTTTTCTTCGTAAGTTAAAACAAAAGGAACTTTGCGAGGTTCATTCAGCCATTTCCAAAAGATGCTGAATAAGTTTTTTTTCGGATGCTTGTTTGATACTACAAGCCTCAAATGATTTTTTCTCATTGTGTTATCCTCTCTTCTTTTTTGACTAAATTTCTAACAGGTTAGGGAACTCATGTTTCACATAAAAATCCCACGCAATTCTCACCGCCTCAGAATTTGATTTGAGTTTTTGCTCATAGACAATCGTTTCAAGTTGTGAAAATTGCTTGTCTGAAAACTGCACCGATGTAGATGTTTTTCTTTCTCTCATTCGTTCAAATCTCCTATTTTAAGCAAATTAAACTACACGAAATAAACGGCAAATTTTGTCGCTTTCGTGTTTTTGTGTTATTATTCAATCAATAAATCAATGATTGAATATAGGTGAATTGTATAATAATAATTTGATTATGTCAAATAATAATTATACAAATACATCAAATGTAGGATAAAATCTTATTATAAAAGGTTTTAAGCGGTTCACAATTCTTAACAAAAGGGATATAATTATGGAAACTCAAGGAATGCGAATTAAAAAAATCAGGCAGGCTCTCGGCTTATCACAAGATAAGTTCGGGGAAATTTTTGAGATTTCAAAGCAGTTTGTATCTCTGTTAGAAAAGGACAAAACTTTTCTGAACAATGACAAATTAGTCAAATTATTACTTGACTATAATGTAAACATCAATTATCTACTCTGCGGCATTGGTGATATGTTCAACGCACCAAAATTTGAGCAGGTTGAGGGCAACCTGACTCAGATGGTAGAAGATATTTTGAGAAAAAATAATCTTATAAAGTAATGTGTTTTGTGAGATTGTTAAACAGTTCAACTGCGTAATCTTCACCGTATGCAATGATTAAAGCATACAAGATTTTAATCAGTTCTTGTTTTGTCATCGGCACTCCTTTCTGAACATGTAAAGTCATGGAGTATTTAAGAAATCTTAAAGATAAATCACGGGGGTAAATATGAATTTTAAAAAAATCATAGTTTCTATATTTGAATTTTTAAAGTCAAACTGGTTTAAAATATGTTTGTTATTTGCAATATTGTATATCGGTAATAAAATAGTTGCAGAGATACATCGCATAGATTTTCAACCTCAATGCGAATGTGATTGTCGCCAATGGTAAAGGAGAAAATATGAAAAAATTATTTGTATCGTTAATTTTATTGTCTATCGGTCAGGTGTGTTTGGCTGATTGGAACACTTTTGAAACAAGGCAAGAGGCTTATGATAGACGGTCTTATGAAAACTACAATACTTATCAGAACAATAATTATCAGCAACCTCTTGGCGGCTATAATAGACCAATGAATGATAACGGTGGCAGGCAATATGGTTCTAATTATGGCAATACCGGTATGGGTTCATTAAATGTAAATCATTCAAATAATTACTCAAGGACTCGCAGCAATTCTTGGAATAGTTTTTGATGCGAACGCATGATTTGTTTTTATGCAGTCGCAATGCGAACGCAATGCAAACGCAATGCGAACGCATGAACACATGCAATGCGAATGCAATGCGAACGCATGAACGGTTGCAATGCAAATAAAATTTTTTAGCAATGCCATAAAATAAAATTAAATTAAATAAAATTAAATAAAATAATAAAAATAATAAATTATTTTTATAACAGGGAACAAACAAAAATTTTTATAAAATTCTTTTTAGGCGGTGTGCAGCGATGCAGCCGCTATTCTTGTTTGTTCGCATTAAACGAGTTGCACAGCAAGGCTCATTGCCTTGCCGTTCACTCTCTGCTCACAAGCCGCTTTTTTATTCATAAAAAAGCAAGTAGTCAAAAATCAATGTCAAGTAAAAAATAATAAATGTAAACAAATGTAAACATGAATTTTTATCAGGAATGACAAGCATTTGAAACAAATTTTTAAAAAGTCAATAAATCAATCAACGAGATTTTTTATTCAAAAAAGTTTTAAACTGCAAAATGTAAATTTCAGAAAAAACTTTTCTGAATGACTGCTCGCATTAAACGAGTATCGGCAGCCGCCTTTCACTCTCTGCTCGCAGTCGTAGATAGGTGAAATAGAATTGGAAACTCATCACTCCCTATCGGTGTAATAAGGCTCATAGTGTGCTTTTTACATTCAAAAATAAGAAAGAGAGAAAAATGGATTTAGTTTGCAACAATGACAAAACTGTCATCAATAAAGTTGATGTATGGTTCTTGAAAGATATCAAAAACTTTACAGCAAGGAAAATAATCATCGGATTATGCCCGAGATGTCGCAGACCTGTTGCAACTCTCATTGAAAAAAGAATATCAGACGGACAAATATTTACCGATGAAAATATATCGGATAATGCAGCGGTCAAACTTATCAACCGTGAGTCAAAAAGAGCATTGTGTAAATATTTCAAAGTTGAAACAAAGTCATTGAGCGGTTGGGTGTATGGTGTTAACACTGAAATCAAAAACAAAAAAGGTGAAATCACTCAGACAAGACAATACTCATCCGACTTTTTTGGCAATAAATATCTCGTTAAAAAACAAAAGATATAGGCTCTCTCTTCTTATTTAAACTCCGATAACTCTTTAAAGTGGAGAGTGTCTGCTTTAAAGAGTTAAAGGATTATCTTATGGATGAAATTAAAAAAGGATTAGAAGATTTTGAACCGGAACTGCCTGAGTTGACAATGCAGCAAAATGCTTTTGTGAAACTCATCTCTCAAGGTTATATTCCGACTGATGCCTACATTGAGGCTTATAATTGCACAGGTAAACGTGCAACCGCTTATGTAGAGGCATCAAAATTATTAAAACACCCTAAGATTACCCCATGGATTGACTATTACAAGCAAGTCATGAAAGACCATATCGCAAATGAAATCAAATACTCAATAGATGATGCCTTTACCGAATTTGAAGAGATGAAACTTATTGCACTGCAAAGCACTGACCAATGGGGCAGACCTAATGTGCAGGCAGCAAATAAAGCAATCGAAATGAAATGCAAACTCAAAGCACTCATGAGCGATGACACTATAAACAATAACTCAATCACAATGCAGATGGGTGATGTTGAGGTTGATGGCATTCCGCTCAGGTTCAATATAGGTGATGATACTGATGCAGAATGTAAAACTGAAACTACCGAAGATACTTGATATACCACCTAAGTTGTATCCTGTTCTTTTGGAGTTAAATCAGCATCCACTCTTCTTGGTTGAGGGCGGCAGAGGCTCAGGCAAAACTCATACCATCGGCAGAATAATTCTCTATCTTGGTGAACAAAGAAAAATAAGAGTCTGCTGCGGTCGTGTTATTAAAGACTCAGTAAAACAATCAGTCCTAACATTATTCAAAGATATTATCACTCAATATAATCTCGATTACGAAATATCTGAGTCGCAAATTGTTCATAGAAAAACAGGTTCAATAATATTTTTCAAAGGTTTTAGAGAACAAGAAATCGTAAACATCAAAGGTCTTGAGGGTGTTGACATTTTGTGGATTGATGAGGCAGAAACCGTAACAAAAAGAGCGGTTGATGTTATTGTTCCGACAATAAGAAAAGAAAATTCAGTCATCATTTTCACAATGAACAGGTTTGTCAAATCCGATGCCGTTTATCAATTCTGTATCTCAAGACCTAACTGCTTGCACATTCACATAAATTATTTTGAAAATCCATACTGCCCTCAAAAGTTGATAGATGAGGCAGAGGCATGCAAAGCCGCAAATATGTCAGACTACAATCATATTTGGCTCGGTTTACCTTTAGAACAAGGTTCAGATTATTTGATTGCATCATCAAAAATTGAAGAGGCAAAAAATCTCAAATGGAATGATGAAAGACATCCGAATAATTCAATTATGGCAGTTGACTTCTCTGCATCAGGCGGTGACTTATGTGTTGCAAAAAGACTCATTCAAAGGTCAATGACAGTATGGGAAGAGGCAGAAACAATCGCATGGTCTGAACCTGATACCGATATTACAAAAGGTAAGGTTATGAACCTTTACGGTAAATGGAAACCTAATCTGCTCATCGGTGATGCTGACGGACTCGGCTATCCGATTATGTGTTCCCTTAAAAACACTTTAGAAAATGTTGCTCTCTTCCGTGGTGCTATGCAAGCGAAGAATGACACAAACGGCAATGCAAGAGCAGATGGTTATATGGCAGTAAAGGAAATGCTTGAATGCGGTTTTCTTAAACTCAATGACCATAATTGTGCAAGACAACTTGAATACATGAAAATCAAATATAGACCTCAATCAGGTTCAATTCTGATTATGGATAAAAAGGAAATCAGAAAAGAACAAAATGAGTCGCCTGACTATTCGGATACTCTGATGATGGCTATTTACGGGATTTATTTTTATCCTCATTACTTTATTTCAAATAGAGGCAGAGAGGATTATTCAAACTTTAAACTCGATACCGAGTTCGATATTTATGACTAAACAATAAGGAGAAATGATTATGTGTTCAACACCAAGTATGCCTAAAGCTGATAATGCAGCTGAGCAAAAAACCATAGCGACACCAACTCTTGCTGATGCAAGTGTTACAAAAGCATCTACAAACACAAGAAACAAAACAGCATCTATGGCAAGCAGAAATATTAAAACAACTGCAAGAGGATTGTCTGATGATGCACAAACTCAGAAAAAAGGATTGTTAGGAGATTAGTGATGCAAAAAGGTTTAGAAACTGACGAAAAACAAGAAAAACCTACGCAACAAAGAAAACCGAAAAACTTTGTCTATAAACCCGAATACTTTGAAAAAAGACGGTCGCAATTAGACAATACTTTCAATCAGATTAAACCTGACTTGCAAGAGTTGTCGGAATACTTTGCACCTCGTATGAGCAGATTTCTTGTTAACGATATAAACAAACCTATAAAAAAATCAAGGAAAATTTTGGACTCTATAACCTTAACGGCAGTAAAGAATTTTGCATCAGGTATGCAATCCGGTGCAACATCCGCTGCAACAAGATGGTTTAAAGTTCAAATGAAAAGAAAAGAACTCAACCAAATTCCTGAGGTTAAGCAATGGAGTTCTGACCAAGAAGAATTGATACGCAGAATACTTGCTGACTCTAATTTTTATCAGTTGATGCTCGGTGCTTATAAGCAACTCGGTTCATACTCTTTTGCTTGTTTGCAAATGGAACCTGATTACAATACGGTTGTTAATTTCAAACTCTTGCCGATAGGTTCATATCGTTATGCAAAAGACAATAGAGGCGAGATTGATACACTATGCAAAAACTTTAAAGAGTCTGCAAAAAATATCGTTGAAAGATACGGATATGATAATTGCTCTCAAGAGGTTAAGACCGCATACGATAACAATAACGATGCGTATTTTGAACTTGTTTACTTTGTTGAAAAGAACAAAGAATATAACCCGAACTCTCCACTGTCAAAATTCAAGAGATTTAAAGCCGTTACCTATCAGGTAGGTCAAGATAAATTCCTTGAAGATAAAGGCTTTGATAGATTTCCTTTTGCAGTGTTTGAGGCAGAGGTTAACGGAGAAGATAACTACCCATCTAATTGCCCAGGTATTGAGGCATTGCCTGATGCTAAACAGTTGATGATGCAAGTTAAGGAATATTCAAAAGCAATTAAAAAACTTGTATCTCCTCTTTATAAAGGACCTGCATCGCTGCTCAAAGCAAAAGGAATTGCAGTTGATGCCCCAGGGCAAATTGTTCCTGAAGATGACCAAGGCAGAGGAATATCAACAGTTTATGAGGTTAATCCTCGTATTTTGGAATTGAAACAAAGTAACGATGAACTCAAAGAAACAATCAAAGAACATTTCTATAATGATTTATTTGCGGTTATTTTGAACACCGCAGAAAGAGGCAGAACTGCGACTGAGGTCAATGAGGTAAAAGAAGAAAAAATGGTTCTTCTTTCTCCATTGTTAGACCAAGTGCATAAAGGACTCAGAGTTGTTCATGATTGGATTTTCTATGAAACAATTAGAGTCGGCATTATGCCGCAACCGCCCAAGGAAATTCAGTCAGAAGAGATGGAGATTGAATTTATTTCTGCTCTTGCTCTTGCTCAAAAGGTTAAAGGTATTTCAGGCATTGAAAGATTTACAACTTTCACAACTAACCTTGCAGCATCTATTGACCCGACTCTCGTGTATAAAATCAATGGCGACCAAATCATTGACGATTATGCAGAAATTGCAAATATAAATCCTGCTCATGTTGTTCCGACCGAAGATGTAAACAAAAAAAGAGAACAAATTGCTCAGCAGCAAGCAGAGCAGCAGGCTCAGGCTCAGGCTCTTCAAACTTTGCAGGCTGGCACTGAGGCAATTAAAAACATGGGCGGTGTTGACTCCATTGGGGGAGATTTGATGACTCGTATGGGTATGGGATAGCAGACATTATTTATCTCAGAGGCTTGTATAACTCTGAGTAATCAACATCACAAGCCTCTCATTTTTTTTGGAGAACTATATGGATAAAAGAGAATTACAAACACTCTCTAATGTCCTCAATCATGAATACGGCTTTAAGTTTGTTTCGCTTTTGCTCAATAAACTTGGTGCTTTTGATTATTCAATCAATCGGAACTCATCTGACCGAGATGTATTCATGCACTTAGGGAAAAGAGAGCAAGGTTGTTGGCTATTGGATTGCTGCCATAAAGCCAACCCCAACAAGTATATGGAACTGTTAGCACAACAAGAAAAGGAGAACTAAATGGAAAACGATGCAACAAACACAGCAGCAGACAATGCAGGTCTTAATGAGGGTGAAAACATCACCGACAATCAGAATGCTGCTAATGAACAAAATCAAGACCTGAACAACGCAGGCGAGGGAAACGACAACACCGGAAATGACAATGGAGAAAACAATGACAATTCCGATGATGGGAAATACGGCTCACCTGAAAATTACGACTATTCAACAGTTGAATTGCCTGAGGGAATGCAACTTGATGAACAACTCGTGAACGAATTTAATCCGTTGGCTAAAGAACTGAATTTGTCTAATGACTCAGCGAATAAACTCATGGCTCTCGGTGTTAAGTTAGCACAAAAGAATGCAGCAACATTCAAAGAGGCTACCGAACAAGCAGCGATTGCAGAAAAAAATTCGTATCTTGAGCAATTAAACAACGACAAAGATTTAAATGTTCTGAATACTGATGATTATAACAAATATCTTGATGTTGCAAATCAAGGTTATAACGCAGTTGCTACAAAGGAATTTAAAGCATTTGTTAATGCAAAAGGTCTGACACACCACCCTGAATTTATCAAAGTGTTTCACAAAATCGGTGAATTATGTTCAGACTCTTCAATTCCTGATGCGAAGATACCGCCATCAGCAGAGAAATCCGCTGCTGATATTCTTTACGGCAATTCTCCATCAGGTGAACAGGGTTAGGATTTGCCTGTAAATCAAAATCCGTAGGTACTAACAAAGTAGAAAAGGAGAAAGAAAAATGGCTACTAAAGGAAACACTTATCCATCTTTAAAAGACTATTACTCTCAATTAGAGGGTGATGGCAAGATTACATCTACTATCATTGATTTGTTTGTTCAATCAAATACAATCCTTGAAGATGCAATCGCTATTGAATGTAATGACGGTACAAATCACAAAACAACAGTCAGAAACGGATTGCCTGAACCACAATTCAGAAAATTCTATCAAGGTGCTAAATGCACTAAGGGCGAATATACAACCGTTACTGATGGAACTGCAATGTTATCAGACTACTCAAATGTTGATAAAGACCTTGCAGACTTGAACGGCAATACAAACCAATTCAGATTGAATGAGGCTGATGCTCATATTCAAGGTATGAATAACACCGTACAAGAAAACATCATCTATGGTAACAAAGGTAAAAACGCATCTGCTTTTGACGGCTTTGCAACAAGATATAACACAATCTCATCAACAAAAGGTGATATCGGTTATCAGGTAATTGATGCAGGCGGTACAAGCACTGACAACACATCAATCTATTTGATAGGTTGGGGTGAAAAATCTGCTCACTTGATTTATCCGAAAGGTTCTAAGGCAGGTCTTGAACACAAAGACCTTGGCGAAGAAACTGTAAAAGACGGTAACGGTGATGAATATCAAGCATATAGAGATTATTTCTCTTGGAAACTTGGTTTATCAGTTAGAAACTACCGTGCATCAGGTCGTATTGCAAACATCAAAGTTGGTGCTTTGGGAACTGCAAATGCTGCTGATATTCTTGAGGAAATGGTTAAGTTATATCACCGCTGCAAAAAACATGCAAAAATCGCTAAGGCTAAAATGGTATGGTATGTTAACGAAACTATTGAAACATATTTGCACTTACAGGCTATGCAAAAAACAAATGTTCGCTTGACTCTTGATGAAGTTGACGGACAACCGATTGTAAAATTCTTGGGCATTCCTGTTAAATGCTGCGATGCAATTCTTGATACTGAGGCAAGAGTTGTATAAGGTTCTATAACCTCGGCAACAAATACCGATAGCAGAGCGGTAAAACTCTGCTGCTTATTAGTACACAAAATATAAGGAGAAATAAAAATGCTATTAGATATGGAAACATTATTTTCTGATGCTCAGGCAGTTACTGCATCAGCAGCATCAACAAATGTCATTCACACAGCAGCAGGTAAATTAAAAGAGATTTCTTTCGGTCAACCGATGCCTCTTTTAGTTCAAGTTGTTGAAGATTTTGCAACTTGTACCTCTGTTAAAGTCGGAGTACAAACTGCAACCGATGAGGCTTTCACCTCTCCTGTTACTCTTGCAGAAACAGCAGCAGTTGCAGTTGCAGATTTGAAAGCAGGGTTCAAATTCCCTATCAACTTTATGCCTAAAGGTAATCTTGGTTATACAAGATTGTATTACACCGTAGCAGGCAGCAATGCAACAGCAGGTAAAATCACGGCAGGATTTGTCGCTGCTCATGACAATTCTTTCCAGGATATGTAATGACAAAAAAGATTGCCGCTTGATTTTTCAGGCGGCAACCTTTTTACACACTAACCGAAACGCAATGTATCACAACTAAAAGAAAAGGAGAAACTAATGAAAGTTATATGTAAAATCAGAGCCTTTTGGGATGGCGAAATAATTAAACCGGGACAAATTGTTGAAATTAAAGGCAAAGAGGTTCCATGTTGGGCAAAACCTTTAAACGGTAAAGCAGACGATGGAGAAAATAAAGTTCCTGAAGATAAAAAACCTGCTGAGGACAAAGGCGATGACAAAAAAGATGAAGATAAAAAAACATCTGAAAATGTTAATCCGATGTCTGCTCAAGAACTTGCAGGCAAAAATGAAAGTGAACTCAATGCAATTCTTGAAGAATTAAGAACTGAGGCTCTTGATAAAAATATCACTGTTGATGCAGAAAACAAAACCGTGATTGAACAAATCAACGAATTAAAAATCAAACTTGGAAAGGTAAACAAATAATGTGTGATTTTGGAATTACCGCACTTGTTACATCCGTTGTTGCTACCGTATTGAGTACAACAATGGGTGTAGTATCAAGTGTTCAGCAGGGTAAAGCAGCACAAGCACAAATGAATTATCAGGCTGAAATAAATCGAAGAAACGCAAAAGCGGCTCAGCAAAATGCTGAGGATAAGCGGCAAGAGGGCATTGAAGAGGCACGAATGACAAGGCTCAAAACTGCTCAAAAAGTCGGATTGCAACAGGCATCACTCGCTGCAAACGGAGTGGATGTTTCTGAGGGTACGGCTCTTGACATGATTGAGGATACCTCTGCAATGGGTGAACTCGATGCTCTGACTACTCGCTATAACTACGAAAAGCAAGCACTTGCCTATGAGGCACAGGCAAACAATTTTAATAATCAAGCAAACCTCGATGTTTTTGCAGGGCAGAATGCTTATCGCTCTGGGGTAATGAATGCAATCGGTACAGGTCTTGGTGGACTTGGACAGGCAGCAGGTGTTTCTGCAAAGTGGTATGGTGAAAATTCTCTCGGCAATAATACCGCAGGAGTGCCAACTGAATACACTGGCACAAAAGTTGCAAGCAGCAGACAAATGAAAAAGAACGGCTATGTCGGTACATTGCCAACTTTTTAAGATAAGGAATTAAACAAATGGCATTTTCAAAGACTAAAATTTTCAATATAGCATTGAGCAATCTCGGTGTTTCCGCACCTATACAAAACAGTATAGAAGAAAACCCGAACGCAATTCTCATGAATAACTATTACGAACTTGCAAGAGATACAGTCCTTGAGGCTCACGAGTGGTCTTTTGCAACAGCATTCAAAGAGATGTCAGTTGCTCATGAAGAAAATCAGAACGCAAATTATCAATACTCGTTCACCTATCCGAATGACTGCATCGCACCGAGAGCAATCATTGATTTTGCAGATAACAAAGAAAAGAAATTTGAACCTGTTATCGACTCAAACGGAGAAAAGGTTATTCTGACAAATTGTAATCCTTGTTTGTTGAGATACACAAAAAGAGTTACAAATGAAACTTTCTTTCCGGCTGCCTTTGTTAATGCTCTTGCTTTTTATCTTGCATACTTGGCTGCTCAAGTTGTTACAGGTTCTAACAACAAAAAGAATACAAATCTGCAAGATTATCAAATTGCAATCAGGCAGGCAATCGTTACTGATGCAAGGAAAACAACAAATCACGATGAAGATGATAAATGCTATACGGATGCAAGGTGATTAAACTATGGGAACGAGAATTACACAATCAAGTTTTACAAGGGGTGAACTTTCTCCTCGCTTAGATGCAAGAACGCAACTTGAACAATATGGAATAGGATTGAAAACTGCAAAGAACGCAATTATCCATCAAGAGGGCGGTATTTCAAATCGTATGGGGTTGGAATATTGCGGAGTTGCTAAGTATAATAACAAAGCAACTCGCTTGATAAAGTTTGTTTTTAATTCAGAGCAAACTTATATGCTTGAGTTTGGTCATCAATATATGAGAGTTTTAAAAGATGGCGGCTATGTTGTATATCCGACAGGTCATGAGCATGAGGGTGAGATTGTTGAAATATCTACACCATACAATGCTGCTGACCTTGCGAAACTCAAAAGGTCGCAATCAGGTGATATTCTGACTCTGACTCATCCGAATTATCAACCGAAAACCATATCAAGATATGACCATCATGACTGGAGAATTGCAAACACAGTTATTGCACCATCAGTTGCAGCACCGACAAATGTGTCTGCATCAATGCACTGGGGGCAAGGTGCAGACCAAAATGCAAATACAAGGAATTATAATTATCTTGTTACTGCGGTTGATAGCAATAACGAAGAGTCAAAAAGGTCATCCGTTGCAAAAGTAAAAGGGCATCGTGAGGCAAGTTGGTTGGCTGATGAATATATCACAGTTACATGGACTGCCGTCACAGGTGCAACCGAATACAATGTATATCGTGAGGTCAATGGTGTATATGGTTATGTAGGAACTGCAAACTCAACAACATTCACTGATGATAATATTGAACCGGACTTGCAATCAACTGCACCTGTTTACAAAAACCCTTTTGCAACATCAAATGATTATCCATCTTGTTCTGCTTATTTTCAGCAAAGGAAGATGTATGCAAATTCAAAAAACTTACCTCAAACATTGTGGGCATCTCAAACTGCTGCACCGAACAACTTTAATGTTTCAAGACCATTAGTTGCAACCGATGCAATAACACTCGCAATGGATGATAGAGAGGTCAACGAAATAAGACATCTTATTCCGATGAAAGATTTAATCGTTCTGACATCTAATTCAGAATGGAAAGTCAACGGAACTGACGGAGTGTTTCAGGCTAATCCGATGCCTGCTGCCGTTATTCAATCCGCTTATGGTTCATCTCATGTCGAGCCTGTTGTTTCAGGTTCAATGGTGTTGTTTGTTCAGGCAGGCGGTTCAGTCATCAGAGATTTAGGATATGACATTATGACTGAGGGATATGACGGAGATGAGTTGTCATTGTTCTCCTCTCACCTGTTTGAGGGCAAAGAGGTTGTATCCATGGCATACGCAAAAGAACCTTACAGGTTGTTATTTGTCGTGTTCAACGATGGAACTGCCGCAACTATGACATACAACAAAAAACAAAAATTATGCGGTTGGACTCAACTTGTTACAAAAGGCACATTTGAGTGTGTCGATGTTGTTCGTGAGGGGTTGGAAGATGTTGCATATTTTGTTATTAAAAGACATATCAATGAACAAGATGTCAAATTCATTGAAAGAACCAGAACAAGGATTATCAAAGATACATCTCAGGGATTTTTGGTTGATTGTGGTTTATCAGCAAACTTTGTAAATCCTGTATCTATTATCAGCGGACTTGACCATCTTGAGGGTGAGAAAGTTATTTGCAATGTCAATGGCGGTATTATTGACGGACTAACAGTTGAGAATGGTTCTATCACATTGCCAAATAACAAAAAGGCATCTTCAATCGTTGTCGGATTACCTTATGAATTTGAACTTGAAACTCTTAATGTAGAGGGCGAAAACACTCAAGGATTGAAAAAGATTATCAATCAGGTCAGTGTAAAAATCTATAACTCAAGAGAGGATTTTGTCTTTTGCGGTGCTGACGGTTCAGAGTTCAGACATTCAAGATGCGATGACTCAATAAATCATGCAGGGCATTTATATTCAAAAGATATTTCCTCAACAGTTTTTGCTCTGCCGGAAACGGATGCAACCATAAAAATAAAACAAACTTATCCTCTGCCGTTGACTATTTTGTCAATCAGTGCAGTCGTTGATGTTCAGAATAATGAGAATGACTGATGATGTATCGCAAACAAAAAAATGAAAAAGATGTTCTCTATATTCTTGACCATCTGAGAGAATTTGACAAAAAAGAAGTTCAAGCAGTCCATGGCGATGAATGGAGAGAAAAAGTATTTGAACAAATTATGCAGACGGATTTTGATGTTCTGATGGGAATAAACTCAGAGGGCGATGTTCCTGTTTGCATGGGTGGTGCTTGTCATTTAGAAAAAGATGAGCCAGGAGTCGGTGTTGTTTGGTTGTTATGCACTGATGATATTAGCAATCACCCGATTGTGCTTTTAAGAGAATTGAAAAAAGAGTTCAAAAAATATGATGAGCAATTTTGGTTCTTATACAATTTTATGCTCGCAGAAGATAAACAGGCAAAAGGTTGGCTCAAGTGGATGGGATTTGATTTTTCTATGCCTCGACCTAAAAACCTTGAACCTGTTATGCCGAAAGGATTTGAATTTTTCTACCGCATCAGAAAACCGAAAGGACTTGAATGATGAGTAATGTAATTGAATTTAAAACGAGGAGTGAGTTGCTCTCTGATTGGTTGAAAGAGGTTATCAATCAGAATGGTTTGCTCGAGCAAGATGTTCAGTCTGCTCTCTTAGTTTGGGAGAAAAAGGATAAAGACGGTACATCAACCTGTATGCACGCACGATATAATTGCGATATTGACAATTTTGAATGGTTTAAAAGGTGCATCGAAGAGCAAAGTTTTAGAAATAGGGTAGCAAAATATTTGAAAGAAAATATAAACGATTTTGTTGAATATATAAACTAAGGAGAAATATATGCCGCAAGTACCAACATACGGAAGAGAAGAAAGATTGAACGGTGCAGCAAGACCTTATGAACATTATAATCTTAACGGTTATATGTTCGGTCAAGGTCAGGCTCAGGCTATGGCTAACGCAGGACAAGGCTTAAATCAGATTGCTGCTGCCGCATTAAAAATAAGCGATACTATTGAACACACAAAAGGAATGGAGTTCAACAACGCAATAGAAAAGTGGAAACAAGACAACTTGCTTGATAAAGAGAACGGATATTTCTCAAAGCAAGGTGCTGATGCAGCAGGAAAATCGCCTGAGGTTATGCAGAATTATGACGACTTTGTTGCAGGTTGGATGAAAGAACATAAAGTATCAAGGTTCACATCAAAACAATTAGAGGCAATCTCATCTCAAAAGAGAACAGGTATTTTGAGCAACACTACCGCTCACGATTTACAAGAAACAAACAAGTGGGCAGATACCGAGGGCAAACTCGGAATTGAAAACGCAATCTCAAATATTGTTGCAGAGAGAAATAATCCTGAGGGAATAAAGACTCAAATTGAAAACATCAAGCAAATTACACAATGGAAAGGTAGTTTGCAAAATCTTGATGCGAAAACTATTGAATTGCAAACTCGTGATAATATTTCGCAGGCACTTTGTGCAATTCTCGATACAAAAATGCAAGAAAATCCGACTGAGGCAAAAGCATTTTTTGAAGAACATAGAGAAGATATAAACTCAAATCTGCACTCTCGCTATTTGTCTGCAATAGACCAACAAGAAAGAAAGTATCAGGCAAGAGAGATGGCATCAATGATTGTCAACAAATACTCAAATGAGCAGGATGCAATAAAAGCAGCAGAGGCAATCGAAGATGTTGAGATGTCTGATGCGGTTCTTTCAAGAGTCAAAAGACATTTCTCTCAAGAGGAACATTTTAAGGATTTGCAGCAAAGAGAGTCGCTTGATAATTTCTATAACAAAGCGGTTATCGCTGCACAAAGCGGTCAGACATTATCTTATGATGATATACCTGACGACCTTGACCCTCACATGAAATTGCAACTAATGAATTATGTCAATTCAAATGGTCAACCGGAAACTGACAATCAAGTATGGGAAACTCTATACAACATGTCAGTTAATGATGCTCAAGGATTTGTAAAAGAGGACTTGAACAAATACAGAGGATTTTTATCAGATAGTGAATATAAATCATTCCTGAAGAGGCAAAATGATATTAAGACTGGTAATTTCTATACCACAATCAAAGATGATGATAAAAAGATTGATGCTGCATTGAAATCCATGGGATTGAGCGGCAATACCTCAGTTTTTGGTTTGACTGGTAAAAATAAAGATATTGCTTATTCCGAAATTAGAGCAATGGTCAGAGAACTTGAGGCTCGTAAAGGTAGAAAGATAACTGATGCAGAACTTGAAAACATTACAAATTCTCTCGGTTATAAAGGCAGTGACGGAGTTCAACTCTATAAGCAACTTGAAAAAGGAATGCGTGAAAAGGTTGGATTTATTCGTGATGTCATGAATGATTTTACATACTATCAATCAAAACATAACGGTGAAATGCCGTCTGATGAAGAGAAAATGAAAATCATAAATAAACGTATCAGCAATTTTAATCAAGAGCAAAATATGAAACTTGCGGACTCTCTTGAATATCAGATACATATAACAAAAGCAAAACCAAATGAAACAAAAGAGTTGACATACTATGCAGATAAATATTTGCCGCAATTAGGCAAACAATTAGGAACAAAATTTACCGTTGTTCAAGGTGGCAGATATAGACCTGCAAACGGTAAATATAAATCATACCATACAACAGGTGAGGCGGTTGATGTTTCTATGTCTGAACATAACACGAATACAAGATTGAGGTTTATTGAACAGCAATTAAACAATCCTCAAGTTAAAAAGATTGGCACATCAGACCCGAATATTTTGGCGAAATACGGTAAAAATTCAAAAATAGAAGATGAAAGAGCATTTGACAGGCAGCATGGAACAAATCATGTAAATCATGCACACATTACTCTTAATGTTGGGGTAGAAAATCAAATGGTCAGAATGCAGGCACCTAACGGCAGAATTGTAAACGTGCCGCAAAGTATGGTAGAGCAAGCAATTAAACAAGGTGGAAAGAGGATATAATGGCAGATTTTTGGGAACAATTTGCAGATGCAGCACCATCTCAAAATAATAATAAACCGGTAGATTTTTGGGAACAGTTTGACAGACAACAAGAGCCTGTTAATTTTGGCAAGTGGGGTTCAACCGAACTCAGAGCAGCACCGAAAAGAAATCTATTGACTGATTTTAGAGATTGTTTAAACTGGGTTAACAGGGCATCAGTTACGGCATATCAAGAGGGAAAAGAACAAACCGAAACGGCAAATCTTGAAATTAGAGATATGCTCGGAACAATAACCGATGCTCAAAAACAAAGATTAAACACGCTCAATAATGCACCTCAAAAAGATTATCACATCAACGAAAAAAAATATATTGTTGAAAATGAAACAAACCTCATACCTCGTATGGGAGTTGGATTGCAAAAAGGTTATGTTGAGGCGGTTAAAATGCTACCTTATATGTGGGAAACAATCAAGTCAGGTGGTATCGGTGCAGGTGTTGGGGCAACAGGTGGTGCAATTATCGGCACAGGTGTCGGTCTTGCAACCACAAAAGCAAATACTCTCCAACTTGCAGGGCAAGGTGCAAGAATTGGCGGCACTTGGGGTGGCAGGATTACAGGTGCAATGAAAATTGCTGAACTTGAGGGCGGTCTTGCAAGAAATGAACTTAAACAAATAAATGAAGAAATAAAAGAAAAAGGTGGAGAACCGCTCAGCAAGGCTGAAATTGATGCACTCGCATTGAGTGTCGGTGCAGTCAATGCAGGTCTTGAAATGGTATCTCTTAAACAATTATTAAAAACTGTTCCCGGGGGAGATAAAATCCTTGCGAATTTAGAAAAGAAAAATCTCAGAGAGTTGGCAATGGATAAGACTGTCAGAGAGCAGTTGAGAGGTGTTCTTGCTCAGTATAGCAAATCCGTGGCAACTGAAATGACTACTGAAATGCTGCAAGAAACAACAAATATTGTAGCGGATGAAATGGCTCGCAAACTCGGTGGAGTTGATAATACACCATTAGAGCAAAATGTTGCGAGGGTTATTGATACAGGCAAAGCAACATTCGGTGCAACATTATTTTTAGGTGGTGCAGGTTCTGCGGCTAAGGCTACAACTATACTTGCAAAGCAAGGAATGACACGACCTGAGGCTGAACAAGCAGTCAAAAATATGACACCTGAGGAGATTGATGCAGTTGTTGAAAATAACCTTGATACATTGTTCAAATCAGTAGAAGATATACCGTCAGTCAAAAGACAAGAGGATACTCAAAAACTTGCTGAGCAATATTACAATCAAATTATCAGCACACATAATGAGAATGTCGATGAAGATGTTGCAAGAAATCAGAGCGATTTTCAAGCGAAAGCATTTGCAAATTTAGCAACTCTTATTGATGAGGATGCTGACACAATCGCAAAAGAGGCAAACATTGTTTATAAAAGTTTATCAGATGAACAGGCTCAACAAATGTATGAGGCTGATAATTCTGCTGCCTTGAATGGCAGAGTCGTATTCAATGACAGTCAAATTATTGACGATGAATTACAAAAAGTATATGAGGATTTTAATGCTCTTCCTGAAGATTATTCTGACGAGGCTGATATAAATAATCGCATACAAAAGATGCAGATTTTAGAGGATATCAAAGAGGGTACACTCTCAGAGGAAAACACTCAGACTGCACAGGATTTGATTGCAGAATATGAAAAAACAAATCCGAAACTTGCTGCAACATTGCGTAATGCAATGGATAACAAATCTGATAAACTCGATGACGGGATACAAGAGGTTGAATTTCAAAAGATAAACACAGCAGGTGCAGAAAATAATCAGACCGCTCTTGCAAGGCAAGAATGGAAAAACAAAGGAACTGAGTCAAGATTTTTCAAAAAATGGTTTGGCAACAGCAAAGTTATTGATGAGAATGGTAAACCGCTTGTGGTTTATCATGGTGCGAAAACTGCAATGTTCTCTGAGTTCAATAGCGAGTTATCAAATTATGATGAAATATCAAAAGGTTTTAATTTCTTTACTAACAAAGAAAAATCATATCCAAACTCTGCACAAGATTATGCTGACAGAAATGGCGGCAAAGAGGGATTTGTCTTTGACGTATATTTAAAAATGGAAAATCCTTTGCATATAAAATATTCAGGACATCAATATTACACTCCTATTGATTACTATGATACAAATTATAAAGATATAAAAGAACAATACAACAAAGGTAATTATGACGGAGTAATTATTGAAAACACTGACAAAGATATTGATGACAGTGTTCTTTATGCGGTTAAAAATTCAGAACAAATAAAATCCGTAGGAAATCAGGGAACTTTTGATGAAAGCAATCCGAATATTTATTTCCAAAGTGCAGCAATGAAAAGGAGTAAATATACCGATTTTCAAGATTTTTACAATGATGTATTATCAAAACCTAAAAACACCAAGAATAAAGAACAATTTAATTTTATAACTATGAGCGGTATAAATTTAAGAATACCGCACGATACAATATTGCATGAACAAAAGAAACATAAATTGTCAATAGATGAGTGGAAAGACTTGCTCAAAAATATTGATGATGTTTCTGATGCAGCATTAAGCAAACAAAAATCAAGATTTGACGGCAAGCCTGTATTATTAAAAGTCAACACCCTGACTGCCACTTATGGTGTAGTCTTAGAAACTTTTGAAAAAAGCAATCCTATTATTGCAACAGCATTTATAGATACTGAAAAAAACATTGATAACTGGATAAAAAATGAGGCTATCTCAAGCGGTACAAAAACCTCTTTCTTGAGCAATCGCCTCAATAACATTATAACACAGGTACAACCAAAATTCAAGCCTTATAGTATTCAGCCTCATTTTCAATCTGCATACCATGGAACACCGCACAGGTTCGATGAATTTTCTACTGATAATATCGGAACAGGCGAAGGTGCTCAGGCTCATGGTTGGGGGTTGTATTTTGCTGCTGATAAAAATGTTTCAGAAGAATATCGAAAAAAATTATCAGGTGATAAAGTTTTTTATGACGGAGAAGAACTTGAAAAACCTTATGTCTATACGCATAAAATTGAACGTGGAGAAGATAAAGAAAAAAATATTTATTTAAGTGATTTAAGATTTATCATTGACAGAATTAGCGAAATTAAATCTGACAAAAATATATCTCTCGAAGATGCAAAAGAAGAGTTTATTAAAACTTATCAACAAAAAGGGAAATTGCTCGCATTTCAACGAAAAATTTTAGATATTGCAAAAAACATTGATACATCAAAAATTAAGATTGAAAAAGGTCAATTATTTGAGGTTGATATTCCTGAAGATGATGTTCTGCTTGATGAGGATAAAAATTTCAGAGAACAACCAGAACAAGTGAGAAAAGCAATAATCGACCTCGCTTTTGGTGAAAAAATTCCTATAAGTTATTTTGCAAATACAACAGGTAAAGATATATACAATAGGTTAAGAAAACATTTATACGACAAAAACAGTTATTATAATCCTGAATATAATGCATCAAAAACAGCAAGTGAAACTCTTAATAAATATGGTATTAAAGGCATAACCTATGACGGCAAACGGGATGGCAGATGTTATGTCATTTTTGATGATAAAGCAATTAGTGCATTGAAAACTTATTATCAGGGAATTGATGACATGAACTCAAACATCAATAATGCAAGAGGGTTCACTTACACAAGAAAGAATTTTGACGGCACTGAAAAAGAAAATCTCATTGTGCTGCTTAATAAAAAAGTTGATAAATCTACCCTGATGCACGAGTTCGCTCACGTTTATTTGACTACTTTGAATAATCTTGCATTGCATAATGACAAAGCAAAAGAACTCTTGATGCAAGTCAATAAATGGCTGCACTATGACGGTAGCGGTGAATATACCGAATTTCAACATGAAAGATTTGCAAATAACTTTGTTGCTTATGTTGCAACAGGTAAAGCACCAAATTACGGACTCAAAAAAGTTTTTGAGAATTTCCGCAGATGGTTGAACAATTTATATACCGATTTGCAAAATGATGAAAATGTTTGGATTGACCCTGAGGCTGAGGAACTTTTTGAAAAATTACTCGGTGGAATTACAATCAATGCTCAAAAGCAAGAGGCTGAGCAAATCATCAACAAGGCTCACAATAATGCAATCAGAAGATACAATGATGATATTGAACAACTGAAACTGAAATTCAAGAAAAATCAACTGACCGAATATCAAAAGAGATATAGAGATACTGCACTTTCAATCGTGCATTATGCTCTGACAAATTCTCGGAAACCTGAGGCTGCTAAATATAGAAACTATAATCAGTTGCAAATGATACTACTTGCAACACCTGAATATAGAAGAAAAACAAAAGGTGTAGCAAAACAGCAAGAAGAAATCGGAAATATTCTTGCTGAAATTGATGACGTATTTTCTGCAAATGACGGTTTTCTTGCTGACTGGTCAGAATTTTTCTCTGATACCGGAGTTAGTTATAATAATCAAGAAATCGGTGCTGATGCAGAACTTGCAACAAGAGCCTTTGAGGTTCTTGTAAATCACGAGTATGCTGATGCAAATCCTGATTATCTTGATGGTGAATATGGTGAGTTGACCGCTGAGGAAAAGGCTCAAACCGAATATGAACTTGAATACATCATCGAAGAGTATAAAAATGCTGATGACAAAACCATTCCATTGTTAGCATACAACGAATGGTCAAAAAAAGTTCATCCATACATCGAAGAGGATATTCAAAAAGAATGGGAAAGACAAACAAACGAAATTGACCGCTATCAGGCACTTAATAAATTTGAGCAGGCAAAAGAAGATTTGAAACTCTATGCTGCGACCTTAAAAGGTCATGGAGATTATTCATCACAGTTTGCTGATTATGCAAGAGCAATCGTTAAACGATTAGACTTTATGACTGAAAGCGACAAAGCACAGTTATTTGATAAACTCAAAGAGTTCAACTCATTCAGAGATATTGAAAGAAATCTTGATGATGTTATGGATTATGCTCAGACTCTTGCCGATGTTTCTGACCGCAGGGCATTGTCAGAACAAATCGACAGGGAAGTTAGACAAACAATTCATGTATGGCAGAACGGCATCAAGAAAACAAAATACACATACCCTGCAAATAAACTATTTGAACGGCTCAGAGAAATCAACAAGATGTCATCATCAGCAGTTCAAGAGATGTATGATGCAATTATAAACGAAGAGGAACAACCTGAATATACATCAGATACGGTTCATGAAAAAGAATACTACTCACTTATTGAGGAATTATTCATCAAATATAAGATAAACGGTATATATTACAATTCAACAGAGTTCTTGCAGGATTTGCTTGAACGATTGCAGACTGCGAAATATACTGCAAAAATCGCTCGTGATGAGATTGATTTTGAACGCAGAATGAAACAACTCAACCTCGTTGATGAATGTGCAAGAGCGGTAAATAACCGACAAGAAGAGATAAAGAACAAACCTGAAATCAAAAAGATAGGTAAACTCAATTCTCTTGGATTTAATTTTAATGGTGCATTGAGAATGATTTTCAATGACAAAATTAAGAACTGGGCATCTTTTGATTATTTGTATGCTCAAAGAGATGCTCAAGTCGGTAAAGACCGCAGAGAGTTTTTGGATAAAGCAAAAAAGATTTTTGGGTATGACGGCAAGTTTGGAGATGTAAAACTTTTCAACAGGTTCATTGATATGACTCAAAAATATTATACAATTACTCAAAGACATTCTCCTGATATTGAGCAAGGTTCTTATCGTGTTACTCAGCAAATGCCTGAAACAGGTTTTAATGCAACTCAATACACTCAACAAGTCAGACAAGATATTGATTTTGCAGAAGAATGGAAACCGATTGAAACCGAATTGTCAAAGATGGAAGTGTTATATTATTACATTCAAGCAAAAAACCCAACATCTTATGTCATCTTAACAGACAAAGATAAAGGGCAATTTGACAAATATGATTTTGATACAATGATTGACTCTCTATCCGAACAAGAAAAATTGCTCGGTGATGTGATGCAACTTGCAGCAGAGAAATATTGGAACGGACTCAACGCATATCATATCAAAAAATATCATACTGAACTCGGGAAAGTAAAAGGGTATTTCCCTCGATTATCCGAACAATCTGAGGTGAAGATGCTCGATATGTTTAATGATTATGTCAATCAGTCATCAACTGGTAAATTTCAAAAGCAAAGGACAGCAGGTCCCGGAATAAGAATTGCATCTGCAAATGCCCTTGCAGTTTTATTTGACCATATAGAAAAAGCAAACACAGTCATCATCATGGGTGAACACATGGATGAGGTGAACAGAGTTTTCACAAATCCTGATTTAAAAAGACTAATTGAGAATACTTGGGGTGATGATGTTACAAGAGAATTTTACGGACAATTAGCAGGTAATTTATTTACCGCTCAAACTCTCACAAAATCTCTTCAAGAAAAATGGTACGGATCTATTGTTAGCAATTTAATTAAAGCAAATATATTCTTTAAACCGCAAATCGGATTTAAACAGCTTATCTCATTTATGAACTATGGGAAAGGAGATGAGTATGTTTCTGCTGCTGAATGGTGGTCAAAATTTATGAAACAAACTCTCACTCCATCTCAATGGAAAAAGAACATTGAGTTCATGATGGAGAATGATTATTTGAGAGATAGGTTCAGCAGAGGCGGTTCAATGGATGCCCTTAAAAAAGAACTCGATACAAGGTATTTTTCAAAGATGAGTTTATTAGATGAATTTTGGGGAATGCCTGTTGCTCTCGGTGATATAAGTGCAATTATTCTTGGGGGTAAACCTTACATTGATGTATTGATAGATAAAGGTTATACCAAAGAGCAGGCATTCAGAATATTCATTGAAACAACAGTCAACGACCAACAATCAAGCATACCATCTACATTGTCTAATATGCAAAGAAACGCATCGCAAAGTCCGTTGGCAAAGATGGCATTTGCATATCAAAATACACCATGGCAATATTACCGTCAATGTACGTCTGCAATTATGAATGCAGTTCAATCAGGTAAAAAAACAGATATTCAAAGAGCCGCAAAAATGACATTGCTATACGGTTGGTTATTCCCTGCAATGTTTAATATGGCATCATCATTGTCATTATTGACTGCTATGGGTGGCGGTGGAGATGATGATTTATTATCTGACATCAATCCGTTAAGGACAATAACATCCGTATTGACTCAACATCCAATCCTGGGGCAATGGATAAACGGAATATTAAATGCCGCAGAGGGCAAAGCATTCAACTCGCAAGATTTATTGAGCAAACATATAAGCAATATAAATAAACTCATAAGACACTTTAAAAAAGGTGAAGTTACTCTTCAAGATTTATGGAACTCTATTGCTGCATTTGGAGAAACAACAACAGGCACTCCATTGAGTTCATTGGGTAATGCTGCATCAGGTGTTTATGATGTTATCCAGGGCGATGTCATGAAAGGTACTTTAAAAGTTCTTGGCTATACGGATTATAGAGCAAAACAAGTTACAGGCGAAAAATAAGGAGAAAATAAAATGATACCACAACAGACACCAGTCAAAAATCATTGGGGAAACAACTCAACCACAGTATTTGATTTTGACTTTTACATCAACGATGCTGAACAAATCAAAGTTACTCATACCGATATGAATGGATATGTTTCAAATCCTGTTCTTGGGGTTGATTATACAGTCAATTCAGTTGGCAATCTAAATGGCGGTAATATAACATTTCCGATTGCAGGTTCAACATATTCAGTCCTCGGTTGGAATGAAAGCACGAACGAAAAAGAATTGTTATCAATCGCTCTCGATTTACCTGTTGAACAACCTGCCGAATACTCCATGAGTGGCGATTTAAACAAGAAAAATCTTGAATACTCTCTTGATTATCTGACAAGACTTATTCAAATATTATACAGGCAAATTTCAAGAACAATAAAAATTGCAGAGGGTTCAAGCCAGTCAGTTGATGAGTTCATCGCAGAACTGCAATCAGGCAATAATCTTGCAAGAAAGTGGGCAGAGTTCATGGATGGAACTGTTGACGGTTCAGGATATTCTTCAAAGTATCATGCAGCAGAGTCGGCAGCATCAGCACTTGAGTCCGCAAATCAAGCAGATAGAGCAGAATTATATGCAGACAGTGCAGAATTTGGAATGAAATGGCAAGCAATTTATGTCGGAAACTGGACTGCTGATGGTGATAAATATAAATTGACATTGAATAATATACCTGTTGTTAATGCGGTTTATAAAGGTTTATGGACTGAAAAGGAACAGGTTGCAAATGTTGATATAAAAATTACTGATACAGGTTGCGAGATTATATCCTTAGAGGCATTTGACGGATTTATTTTGACAGCGACAAGTGTACTCGGTGCGTATATTCATGACCAAACTGTTGCAAGTGATGAGTGGATTATTGACCATAACACAGGGCATTTCCCTTGCGTTACTCTGCTTGATGAAAACGATATTGTTATGCAAGGCACAATTCAATATATTTCACTTAATCGCATTAAGGCAACATTCAATGAACCTGTTATCGGCAGGGCAATTCTGAGGTAGTACGCAATAATTTTAAGGAGAAAATAAAATGACTACAAAGGTAGAAACTAATTATGATTTTAAACAAAATGAGGCACTCAACTTTGTTCATCAGAAATTATCATCTGCACCTGCAACACCAGTTGAGGCACAAGTTTATTACAATAAAACATCAAAAAAACAAGGATATTGGAACGGTTCAAAGTGGGTAATACCGCCCGATATTGCAACTGATGCACAAGCAGAAACAGGAACAGCAGAAGATGTTGCAATCAATCCGAAACAATTAAAAGATGGTTTGGCAGACAAGCAAGATAAATTAAATTTTACTCCTGAAGATAGTGAAAATAAAGTCAGTACAATTTCTTCATCATCTACAAATACGGAATATCCTACCGCTAAATTGTTATATGACTTATTATTATTAAAGGCAGCTCTTGCAAGTCCTGAATTTACAGGAGTACCAAAAGCACCGACTGCAATAGCCGGAGATAGTTCAACTCAGATTGCAACAACTGCGTTTGTTATGACTGCAATATCTGCTGCAATGACAGGCGGTCTTGTTTATGTCGGCACATGGGATACATCAAATGCGGTGGATTATTCAGCATTAAATTCATACAGACCTATCAAAAAAGGTAATATGTTCAGATGTATCGGAACAGGTTGCAAGATTGACAGTGTTGAATATAATGCTGATGATGTAATTATCTTTAATAGAGATATATCAACATCAACAAATATTACGACAGTTGCAATCGATAAATATGACCATACTCAAAGCGAGGATACTGTTTTACTTGATGCAATTCAAGTTCTTACAAATAAGACTATCGATGCAAGTAATAATACGATTTCAAATCTTGCTCTCTCGATGTTTGCATCAGGAGTTATATTGACAGCATTGTCAGGCAGTCCGTCTGATACGGCAATTCTTACTGAAAAAGCTGTTAAAACTTTACTTGATTTAAAAGCACCTTTATCAAGTCCTGAATTTACAGGAGTACCAAAAGCACCGACTGCGGCTGCAGGTACAAACACAACTCAGATTGCAACAACTGAATTTGTTAAAACGGCAGTTGACAATGCACAAGGCGGAATAGTTAAAGTTGAAACATACAATAATACAAGTATGACTCCGACTGATGGAGTTTGCACTTGGACTGTTACACATACTCTCGGCACTGATGATGTTATTTGTCAAGTGTATGAGGTATCAACAGGAGATAAAGTTATTATGGATATTGAGGCAACATCCTCTACCGTAGTAACAATAAAATTGAATGCAACAGCAGCAGTTGCAGCGAATACATATAAAGCGGTAATCATAGGGGGTTAATCATGATTGAAAAAATTACTAATACACTTACACCGTTACAAGTAACGGAAAAAATAAACGAGGGTATTGATGCTCTTGCAGAAACTCACAATAAATTGTATCAGGGAGTAAATCTCGAAACAAAGTTTGCAGATGAAATCACATCAGCAGGCAGTGTTTATGCTTGGTTAAATGCAAGAAAAACAGCAGGCAATTTTAAAGGTATAAATGTTGGTGATTATTTTTATGTAAATATGTCAGCAGGTACGATTGCAGGCTACTCGCTTGCTGCACAAACTTTTAAATGCAGAATAATCGGCATCAATACATATTCAAAATGCGGTGATACTGTTATCGGTGATATGTTCTATATCAAATCAGACCAATGTATTGATACACCTATTAAATGGAACCCGAACGATAATAACAACGGAACCGGAACTCAAAATAATCCTTGGCTTGCATCTGCTGCGTATGCAATCTTAAACGGTGTTAATAACTACGCAAAAGGTTATAACAATGTCTATCATGGTGCAAATGGCGGCAACGGCATAATCAGTTTATTGCCATCTGCGTTGAGGAGTGTTATGCAGCAAAAAAGAATGTTGCTTGATAACAGGTATTCAGCATCAGGATTGCTCACCTGCTCATCAGGTTGGGGTTGGGGTGATGGCGGCAAGTTATGGCTACCGAATGAAATTGAGGTCTATGGCTGCGGTGTTAGGTCAGATAGAGGCTTGACATCAGGTTATTGGTTCCCTGAGGCAGGTTTATCAATTCAGTTCCCATGGTTTGCAAATAACTGTTCTAATAGAGTAAGTACAAAGTCAGATGGTTCAAGGTGCATCTGGTGGCTCTCCTCTGCTGCCTCTCACAACTCTACGACTGTGTGCTTTGTCTACAGCTACGGTGATGCCGGCCACAATGCG